TAGGTTACTTTTACGTATACCTTGACCCAGAATCTGATTATGGTAGAGGTGATGTTAAAATTACCCATATCAATCCTTTTAGAATATACGTAGACCCAGCCTCAAGAGATAGATATTATGCAGACTCATCTGCTATGATTTTATCTACAATACTTACAAGAGACCAATTACTTGGTTTATATCCACAGCTTTCTGAAATGATTGATAGTATAGAATCGTCTAGCGACGAAGAAGACTATCCAGCATCAAAACGTAAAAATTCATCAGCGTCATTTACACCTGATGTTACAAAAGATTACGATAGAGGCGGTTATGAAAAGTACAGGATATTAGAGAGATTTGAAAAAATTAAAGTTCCTTTTTATAGGATATTCAACAGAGAGACACAAGAAGAGAAAATAGTTGACCTTGATACTTTCCAGGGCATAGCTCAGGACAATGGTCATCTTTTAGAATCGGGACTGGTAGAAGCGGTTGAAGTTCTGCAGACACGTATTCGCCACGTAGCTACAGTCGGTCAAGTTCTTCTTTATGAACAAGTTCTAAACACCGACATATATCCTATCGTTCCAGTCCCAAATATTTGGACTAACACTCCATATCCAAAGTCTGATGTAACAAAAGTAAAAGACTCGCAGAGATTAATTAATAAGTTATTCTCATTAACGTTGAGTCATGCTCAGGCTTCTGCTGGATTAAAGCTGTTAGTCCCAGAAGGAAGCGTGGATGACATAGGTCAGCTCGAAAGAGATTGGGCTAATCCAAATGCTGTTATTGAGTATAATCCAGAGTTTGGAGAACCTCATTACCCAGCACCACAACCATTGGCTTCTGAATTTTACAATTTAATTTCGAGAGTAGAGTTTTATATAGATTTAAATTTTGGTATCTCAGAGCTTATGCAAGGCTTTAAATCTGGTGCTCCAGATACAGTTAGAGGTACTTACTTATTACAAGAAATGGGAGAGAGTAGAGGTCGCTCAAAATTGAGAGACATCGAAGGAAGCTTGGATATACTTGGTAAAGTTGTTTATAACTTTTCCAAAGGACATTACAAGTTTAAAAAGACTTTTAGAATTGTGCAACCTAATAACGATATTACAGAGTTTACAATAAACAATAGAATGTATGACGACAAGACGAATGAACTAATGACTATTGAAAACGATATCACATTAGGACAGCACGATATTCGGATAATATCAGGCTCAACGCTACCATCAAATAGGATGGCTGAGTACAATATGTATTTAGATGCGTATAAATTGGGCTTGGTAGATGATGTCGAGGTTTTAAAGAAAACAGAAATCTACGACAAAGAAGGCGTATTGCAACGTAAAGGTGCTATGCAACAAATGCAAGGTTATATTAAACAACTAGAATCTGAGGTTAAGAAACTAAGTGGTGATTTACAAACTTCTGAGCGTGAAATGATAAACGCTAGAAAGCAAACCATCACTCAGAAATTCAAGACTAATCTTGATACAGCCCTTAATCAAATTAAAGATAAGGAAAGAAAAAATCTCAACAAGATGGAGAATATAATTGATAAAGCAGATTTACAGTCCAGATATGGAAGCAATGCCAACGAAGGCACGGATACAGAAGAAGGCGTTGAAGGTTAACATTAAAAAGAGTCAAGTCTTACCTAGGAATATCGAAAGGTAGAGTCCACTTTAGAGTAAGAAGATTCGGAAAGGAAATATGGAAAACCAAACAACACAAGAGCAAAAAGGTAAAACTTACGAGGATAAGTTAGCTGATGACCGAAAAGGTCTGGATATAGCAATGCCAGACGTGGAAGTGGTCAGTAAAGAGATTCCAGTTGATGAAAACATGGAGTCTGAAAGCGAAGAAACAAAAAGAGTTCCTAGCGAAATTACAGCAGAAGGTAATGAAGAAAAAATTGAGTATGCTACTGATTGGGAGAATGAAACTAAAAAGTTTCAATCTATGTATGATAAGCAGAAATCTGAGTATGATTCATTGCAAAAGCAAGTTAACTCCTTAGAACCATTAAAACAGTTACAATCTGTTTTAGAATCAAGACCTGATGTAGTTCAGGCGATTCAAGAGAAATTGGAAGGTAAGCCTGCTCAACAAAACAATGAGAGTTCATCTGCACCAGAAGGTATTGATGAAGCCTCTTTTGACCCTTGGGAAGCCTATTACAAGCCTGAATCACCGTCGTATAAATTACGAGTGGCTCAGGAAAAAGCTTTGGTTCAAGAAGCTGTTTCGGAACAGATGTCTGGAATCCAAAGTCAGGTTGCTATGCAAAATCTGAAAAATGAATTGAGACAAAATTACGGCATTACAGATGATAATGAAATGGAAGACTTTATTCAGTTTGCTACAAATCCAAGAGAACAACTACCTGTTGACTTTTTGATTAATGTATTTAGACAGTATAAGGATAAAGACAATCCACAACCAATAGATTCTGAAAATTTAGAAGCTGTAAAAAATGTTCAGTCAATGCCCAAGTCTGCTGGAGTTCTCCAAGGTGGAGACCCACAGAAAAAAAGCGAATTAGATGTTTCTTGGGATAGGATTTTAAAGGCAGGCAACGCTGGAAGATTACTCTAAAATAAACTAACGGAGAAATAAAATGTCTGTTACACAAGGAATAAAACTCTCTAGTGACATCACAGCAGCCGCTACTAGTGCTGGTGTGGGACAAGCTCCTGATAGAAGACGGTTATACGATTTTAGTGATAGAGTTGCTGAACTAGCTCCCGAAGAATCACCTTTTTTTGTATACCTAAATCAGGTTGCTAAAACACCAACGGATGACTCTGTCTTCCGTTATCTAGAGAATAGGTCAAAAATTAATATGACCACTAGGAATTTCTTACTAGCCGCTGCAGTAAATGGCGGTTCAGCTGTTTCTGCTGGAAGTGCTTACACTTTCACAGTTGATGCTGATACAGCTACTGGCGGTGTTAGCTCTGGTGGAGCTTCAGTTGACTTTTTAATTAAAGGTATGGTATTTGTTGTTAATACAACTACTGGCGCTGAAACATCAGGATACGCTCAAACAATGGTAAGAATAGAAAGTGCACCTACTGATAGTGGCACAACTACTACATTTAGTGGTAAAATTATTGACGTATCAAACTCAAATGTTACTGGTTACAATGTTCTAGCTGATAATGACGTATGTCAAGTTATCGGTACCGCATTCGGAGAAGGAACTGCTTCACCAGATACATTTTCAACTGAAATCGAAGATGACTTTGGATACACTCAAATCTTTAAAACATCTTGCGAACTTTCAAACACAGCTATTGCAACACGTTATCGTGGTTATGCAAACGAATTTGAAAGAATTTGGGCAACCAAACTTCGTGAGCATAAAGTAGATATTGAGCGTGCTATGTTATTTGGACAAAAAGCTCGTGTTGGCGGAGTTCAATATACTGAAGGTCTAGTAGGTCACATTGTAAAAAATGCAAACCCGACAACCGATGATAGCGCATTTTCATATTCATCTGGAACACCTTACTATCGTAGTGTAGCTCAATCTGAGTTAACATATGATAGACTGCTTTCTGACTTAGAAGTTATATTTGACCCAGCTCGTGGTGGTTCATCTGACAGATTAGTCTTAGCTTCATTACCTGTAATCACCTTCTTTAACAAGCTAGGTGATGGTGCATTTATGGATGCTTCTATGGGTTCTGCTTCTAATATGGTTAATCGCTATAACTTTGAAGAAAGAGAAGGTGCTTTTGGTCATAAGATTATGACTATTGATACCGTTCACGGAACAATGCACTTAGTCAAAGAACCATTATTTAGAGGTCTGTCCTCTGGATTTATGTTAATGGCTGATATGAGCAAACTACAATACCGCCCACTAGTTGGAAACGGTCTAAACAGAGATACTCATATTATCACTAACGTACAGAATTCAGATGAAGACTTACGTAAGGATATGGTTATAACCGAAGCTGGTCTTGAAGTAACACTTCCTGAGTGTCATGCACTCTACGAAGTAGAATCAGCTTAAGGAGGTTTTAAATGTATAGTAATTATTTAAACTCAAATAGCGGTATAGCTGGACACGCTTTAAAAATCAAAAAGATAACTGCTAGTGCAGCTTTAAGCGCAAATGACAGTGGTTCAATTATCTTAGTTAACCCTGCAGCTGCAACAGAAGTTGACCTTCCAAGTCTTTCTGATGCTGGTGTTGGTTGGTACTGCAAGATTGTATTGACAGAAGATACTGATGGTTCAGACGAAGGTATGGGTGCTAAAGTAAATATTGACTTTGGTTCTGGCAATGATGTTGTTGGTCTTATAGGCGATACTGGAGACGGTACTGCTGGAGACATGGCTGTTAATGGCGATGATTTCATCGCTTGTACTGCAAGCGCAAGTCCTGGAGATATGTTTGATATCTTTACAGATGGCGAAAGATGGTACGTTCACGGAATGGCTAAAGACGCATCTGAAGTACCTTTTGCTACTGCAGCTGGTTAATAAATCCGAATAAATAAGGATTGACAGTTTTGGATACTGTGGGGCTATTCGTAAAAAGGTTTAGCCCCAAACATCCTAAGAATTTTTAAATATAAGGAAAAGAAATGGCTGATTATAATTCATCAAATACAGATGTAAAAGTTTTTGTCCACGCTGCTAAGCCTGGAAGCAAATCTAATTCTGCTGGAGATTTATCTAAAGATGTCTATGATTACATTGTTAGTTTAGATTCAACAAACAATGCAATTATATCAATTTCACATTGCCCTATGCACGGTGAAAGAGTAATGACAATGGTAGTCTCTGGTTCGTAATGAACTGTCAACATTGTAATAAGCCAAATAAAGAAAATTGGTTCTATTGCAGAGCATGTGGAAAGAGAGCATCAGCTCCAAAGTTTACCACAAACTCTTGGATGAGAACTGACAGAGGAATGAGAACTGACGTAGAATTTAATACTATTGGGATGGAAGAGAGTGTTAATAAAATGAGAAACCAAGCTTGGGGTATGGATGAGTAAGTTTGGCAAAGGTTTAAAAACTGTTTCTAGTGCAAGCTGTACTGGAGGAAAGGAAAGCGATATGCCTTATCATACAGGTAGTAAAAAAAATGGCGGTAAAAAGATGAAGAAGAAAAAAACTGCTAAGAAAAAAAGTTCTAGAAAAGGAATGAGATACTAATAAATGGCAACTTTTGAAGCACAAGTAGAAGGATTAACTAGTCTGTCTATAGATGGAAGTAGTGCACCTACACAAACTGAGCTAACTCAGTTTTTAACAGATGGTGCAAAAGAAATACTTACGTCTTTACCAGACTCAAAGAAAAGATTATTTACCACTTCTAACGAATTAAATGGTAGCTCTACTAATTATACTGTTGCTGGCTCTGAAGTATTTGCAGTTACGAGAGATGATGGAACTATAAATCAACCATGTCGTGCTGTACCAGCCGAATTACAAGGCAGGGTTAGAGATTCTGATGATATGATGGCAGCAACTACAACAGACCCTGTTTACTATATTGCTAACAATCTTTTATCTGTAGTACCAGAACCATCTAATTCACAAAACGCTCATGTTCAAGCACTAGCTTATCCAGCTGTTGCTTTTGGAGATAGTGCTATAGCTAAATTTCCAGATGAAGCTGAATATTTAGTTCCAGTATATGCTGCAATAAAATCATTACAAAATGCACTAGCGGCAAAATCTGGTAACTCAGATATCACTACAGCTTTAACTGCTATAAATACTGAAATAGATGAAACTCTTACTATTGCAGACAGTGCTGCTACTGAGATAGGATTAGCAAATGCAGAGATAGATAAAGCTACAGCTGAAGTTGCATTAGCCAACGAACAAGTAGATTTGATGAACGCAGAAGTTGATTTGTCTAACGCAGAATTAGATGAGGCTTTAGTATTGGTAGACTCAGGTATAGATACAGCTACAGCTGCAATAGCTACAGCAGCGGGTAGGGTTAACACTGCTGTCGCCCTAGCTAATGTACAATTTGATAGTGCGGTGACAGCTAATACGGCAGAAGATGTGGAACTAGCATCATCTCACGTAAACGCTGGGAATGGGTTTTTAAGTGAAGCTCAAGGTAGCCTGGGAGAAGCTTCAGGGTATGTAAACGAAGTATCAGCTAGAGTAAATCAAGTGCAGGCACAGGTATCAGTAGCTCAAGGATTCTTGGGAACTGCTGGAGGCTATGGGAATGTAGCTCAAGGATATCTAGGTACTGCTTCTGCATTTATTAACACAGCACAAGGTTTTATAGGAACTGCTAATGCTTACCTTTCGCAAATACAATCAAAGTTAAATATCGCACAAGCTTATAGCAATGAAGCTCAAGCTAGGCTTAGTGTATTAAGTACAGAGTATTCTTGGATGGAAAAGCAACAAGCAAAATTACAAGCTGATTATGACAAAGGTATACAAATAGTGAGGGGTGGATAATGGCACTAACTAGCGTAGCTTTAAACTCTTCACCAAGCTGGACTGCTGTTACTTTAAATAGCTCTCCATCTTTTACTCAGGTTGCTTTAAACACATCTCCCTCTTGGACTGGTGTTGCTTTGAACACATCACCGTCTTGGACTGGTTTTACTTTACCAACATCTGTAACTTTTATAGTTCCAGGTTCTTGGAATGATATGACTGTAAATAATTGGGAAGATGAAACGAGAACATGGAAACAAATAGGGTTGCTAGGAAAGGATTCTGACTAATGGCAATAACGGATGCAGTACATAGCTTAACGGTTAAAAAAATTATATCTAGAGTAAGGCAGGCTTTTCCAACCGCACCAGAGAACTACATTATGAACTTAATAAATGAAGGTTTGGTTGAACTAGGTAAGTACAATACTAAAATAGAATACGCTAAACTTACTACAGTTGCAGACCAACAATGGTACACATTAAGCGATACTAATGCTGGAGTGGAGATAAATAAAGTTTATAGGTGTGACTTTATGGATTCAAAGGGTGATTACGTAAAGATACCTAGATTATTAAATAATGAAATACAAACGATGGATATAGACTAATGGCAAGTAGTTATAACAACCCAGAAGATTTTATTGCTTGGTTTATTACTGGAGACCATTTAGCAATAGTAACAACGGATGGTTCTGATAATGATACCATCCATCAAAGATTAGGTGATTATAAACCTATCAATGAAGCAGTAACGAATGGTGTGTTAATACATTATTCTGGAGAGCCTAATGCTGTAACAGCAATTACAGATACTCCAGACATAGATAATAGTATGCACTCATCATTAATAGATTATGTAAAATTTAGATTATACCAAGATAAAGCTGGAATATCTATAGATGGAAATGCATCTGCTGTAGCAATGAGCATGGCAAGGTCGCACGAAGGAAAATGGAATGAAGCTATTAGAAAATATGGTATGAAAAAACGGGATAAGACTGGCGCCCCAAGAAGAATTATGCCAGCAGATTTAAGATAGCCCTAGAGGCGGTGGCGGAGGATTAGGAGTATATTATGGCTTTTCCAAAATATCAAAGTAAAGAAGTATTAAACAAAGTTTTAAACTCAGGCGAAGATGCGTTAAAAGTAGATATAGATAACGTAACCCTTAAGACCGAGGGGTCTGATATAACTGTAGAGGTGCATACTGATAAAGCCGAAGACAGTATGTTAATATTTGCTAATACGAACAAAGCTGGTAGTGGTACTAGTTATGTTCCTTTAGTAGACAGTGATGGGCATTTACAAGTAGATGCTATGTCGTCTGCTTTACCAAGTGGAGCGGCAACAGCAGCAAATCAATCTACCATCATTGGTCATGTTGATGGTTTAGAAACTTTAATTACATCTAGCAATACTAAGCTAGATACATTAGAAACTACACTAACAGCTATTGAAACTGATGCAGCAGCTGTTGAAGTATTGTTAACTGCGGCTAATGTAGACCACGCAGCAAACGAAGCTTTACTTACTACAATAGATGCAGATACAGGAGCAATTAAAACAGCTGTAGAAACTATTGATAACGCTATTAGTGGTACAGAAATGCAAGTAGATGTAGTTGCTATTTCAGCTCAATCAGATGGAACCTATATAGGTGATATTAAATTTGGAGAATCCTTACCAGCTGGTTCAAATGCGATTGGTAAGCTAGCAGCTAATAGTGGCGTAGATATTGGCGATGTAGATGTAACGAGTTTACCAGCTTCTACTAATACTATTGAGGTTGTAGGAGATGCGGCTGAAGATGCAGCTGTAGCAGG